CCGCTTCGCCAGCGCGGCCTCGGCCTTGCGGAGCGAGGCGACGCGGTTGGCGAGGGTCTCCGCCGTGGCCGACAGCGTGTCGAGCTCGGTGCTCTCCTCGTCCGAGAGCTCCTCCTGCTCGGTCAGCTCGGTCAGGCGGGTCTTCTTCTCGTTCAGTTCGGCTTCGAGCGCTCGGATTCGTTCCGCGAGCGACATGTTCGTATTCCTCTTGGATGAAGGGGGGTCGGCAGTCTTGCCGCTCGGGGCCTTCCGATTCAGGATGCGGTCTCGCACGTCATCGGAGAGGGTCTGCATCGCGCGCAACGCGCCCGGATCGGCGGGCACCGTCACAACGCTGATCTCGCGGAGCTCGGCCTTGGTGACCGTGAGCTCCTTCGTTTTCTTGTTCTCCTCGTAGTCCACCGCACGGAAGCCGACGCTGGTGGCCTTGAGGATGCCCTGTTCCATCAGACCGCGGATGCCGTCGATGAACTCGCTGGTGCCGGGCGCCGCGAGTTTCAGGGTGGCGACAAGGCGACCCCCCTGGACCTTCACGTTCTCCCAGCGGCCGATCGGCGCCTCGTGGTCATGCATCCACAGCGCGATCGGGTTCGCCTGGAAGTGGGACAGATCCCAGCCTTCCTGGCGAATACGGAAGCCCTTGCGATTCATCCCATCCGTCGAGACGACGAAGGTGTATGGATCGTTCGGCTCGGCGGTGGCGAAGAGGTGATGGATTTTCATGGCGAAGCCATGATAACACTCAGCCACCTGACAAGACAACACTCATATTACGGTAATCATGGGGGCTCCATACACGTCTTCTACCGCCAGTTCCTTCGTTCGGATTGCCATCGCGGTGGCCACGAACCCGTCAATTCGGGCAGTCCGCGAAGACTTGTCAAACTTGCGGTTCCCCGCCGGGTCGCGCAGCACCTTCACGTTCAGCGCGTTCCACTTCAAGACGGGGTGGCCGTCGTGAAGGATTTGGTTGTTGAGGATGGAGTTCTCGATGGACTCCACCATCAGCGTGCCATCTTTGAACCCCTGGCCGATGGGCACCGTATTGAGCTCGATGCCGAACTCGTCGAACCAAGTCTTCAGGACGTCCATGCGCCAGCGGTCAAAGCCGAGCGCCCGAATGTTGTAGATCGCAGAGAGTTCGGCGATGCGCTGCGCGACATACCGAAAATCGATGGCGTTCCCCGGCACCGCCTCGATGTATCCGTTCTCGGCCCAGATCTCATAAGGCACGCGATCGCGCTTCGTTCGCTCGGCCAGCGTGTTCTTCGGCGTCCAGAAGAACGGCACGATCTCATACGGGGGGTCGTCAAAGACCAGCACCAACGAGGTCAAGTCCACCTTTGCCGACAGATCCAGGCCCGCCGTGCAGGACCGACCCTCCAACTTGTCATAGTCAATCGTTCCCTGGCACTTGGCCCAGGTCACTTCGTCAACGAAGGTGGATACCGCGGACACTCTCTGGTTCAGGTATAGATTGCGGAAGGAGTTCATCATCGTCGGCAGCATCCGCGCTCGTGCGGCGTAGTTCCGCATCTCGTCCAGGCTGCGGAAGTCGCCCAGCGCCGGATTCGCGAGTCCCCATTTGCTCTCGTCGAAGGGATCGGCTTCCTGGGGCGTCGAGTATTCGGTCAGGTGGAACGATGAATCCCTTGTCTCCCCCTTGTTCACCTGTCGGCCGTAGTCAACGAGCTCGCTCATCACCGCCGAGTCCTCAGCGGCCTGCGTGCTGATCACTAGAGCCAGCGGCTCCTTCTGCGCGCCCATGGACGTGGTCATCACGTCGAACAGAGCGCGGTCGTTGCCGAACTGCGAGAACTCGTCGAACAGAACGAAGTTCGGGTTAAGTCCGTGCTTGGAGCGGGATTCGCTGGACAGGGCGCGGAACACGCTATTGGACACTTTGCAGAGGGCTCGTTTGGAACTCTCGGTGAGGATAACCCGAGAGGACAGATCCTCGTCCTGCAGGACCATGCTCTGCGTCACCCTGAACGCCAGGGCGGCCTGACCGACCTCAAAGGCGACGCTGAACAACTGCCCGTTCCAGATCGCGCACGGTCCAGTCAGGTGCGACAAGATCAGCCCCCCTGCGAGGCTCGTCTTGCCGTTCTTGCGGGCCATCGTCCAGATCGCCTGACGAACTGCCCGCGCATGTTCTCCTCGCTCGTTGATCCGCTTTGGTCCGTAGACTCCACGGATCATGCGCTTCTGCCAGTCGCGAAGCGATATCAATTTCCCCGCGTCCGGCCCGTCCGGCACCTTGAGCGTCTCGATGAAGGCGATCACCTTCTCCTCGATCGGCATTTCTGGCTCGACTCTCGGCTTCTTGACCGAGGCGGGGACCTTGCCGCCCAGAACTCTCCGGGTGGTGGACACCGCGTCGACCGCGGCTCCCATAACCGAGGCCAGATCCGACGGTCTGGCGACCGGTCGCATGGAGGGGAGGAAGTCGCGATCTGGCTTCTTGGTCCGCTTGATCTTAATGGCCGACATAAGTCAACCCCTTGCGCTTGTTCGTCGGGGCCTCGGCAGCCTCCTGGGCGGTCTTGTTCTGGTGCGCGAGTTTGTTCTCCGTCCGGGACCGGACCACCAGCGATATCAGCGCCCCCGTGCTGAGACTCAGGTGGTTCTCCAGGCGGGAGCAGATGCGGATCATCTTGTCCCAGCGGGCAAACGAGATCGCGTCCTCTGGATCCTCCTCATACAAGTCGCTGAGCGCCATCATGCGCTCAACCGCCCGGACATACTGAATCATGATCGGTATGTGCCGAGCGCGGAAGAACTCCAGGGGGACGTCGGCCAGCGCGGCGATCCACAGGTTGCGCTGGACGGGCGTCAGGAAGTCCGGGGGAGGGAATCTGGAGAGCGCAGGCACGTCAAATGCCGAAGTCCCAAATCGGGACTGCCGAATCATGGTGCCCTGGCGTGGAGCGTTTGCCCCGGTTTGATCGTCGCGATTCATTTCGGTGCCTTCAGAAATCGGTTGCGGGGAGAGGTCCCAAATTCTCTCGGCTTCAGCGGAGTAGCGCCGACAGTTCGCGACCCATCAAGGGCGACTGTATGTCGGTTGTCCAGGTGGCCGTGCTTCTCGCGGCCGCTCTTGGCGTCGTGGCATCGCTTGCAGAGGGGTTGCAGATTCGACTCATCGTGAGTCCCCCCGCGTGCGCGCGGAATTATGTGGTCGACCGTCGTGGCCTGGGTCTGATACCCGAGTTGCACGCAGACGCGACATAGCGGCTCGCGAGACAGTAACTCGTTTCGGCGTGAAGTCCAGTTGGGGTCGCTCTTTAGCAAGTGCGGGATTTTCTGGTTGTATGTTGACATCGTGTCCCTGCCACCGGCGAAAGAGTTGAGGCAATTTGCTGATCGAGTAGCAGGGCAGGCCCAGGCACCCGTCAACCGCGGCTGCGCGGATCTTCGGCGCTGGAACCACCCAGAACTGCGAGTGATTCAGGTTGTTAAGAGCCAGAATAAAGACCCGACCTCCCAAAGCGTGGTGATCCTCGGCCCAATTTATCTGTTCGGCGCGCACCCTGATCTTCGCCTTGGCGCCCTTGGCGATTTTGAGCTCCAGCCATATGTGTAGATCTGGAGCCCCCCTGGCCAGCACGTCGGGCCAGCCTGACTCCACAGCGTTCTCCAGGCGACCCGTCCGCAGTCCAATCTTTAAGGCTTGGGGCCTGATCTTCTCGTAGAATCTGCGTTCGTCGCTATCCATGACTACTCATGGTCCCACAAAACGCCCATTTAAGACAAGGCAAAGCCCAAACCCTAGGCCAATGGCCGGTTGCATGGCTGCTATGCGGCCAGAGCATGGCTCTTTTTGTGGTCAAGGGCTTTTCATGGTGGCATGTTTGCGCGTGGCACCCCGCCACGACAAGGAGCACCATCATGATCGACATCAACAACCTACAGCGTGACCACGGCTTGACCGGGCACGACTACCACGGGCAGTTCGCGGGGGCACCCCTCGTGGACTGGACGGAGCCGGGCCTCTACATCACCCGGTTGCGCCTGATCGGCGACCACGGGATCCTCGATGTGTCCTACTGCCACGGCCGACTCGCCGACGGCACCCTGGTCCGGGTCGAGCTCCCGTTCGATCAGCTCCCCCTGCGTGGAGCGCGGCGGGTCATCGTCCACCACGCGAAGAAGGACAAGGTCTACGCGACGGGCCTCGGCATTTTCGACAATCTTTCCATCCTGCACTGAGGAGACACGACATGACCGATATCACCGCACTCGCAGCCCGCATGGACAAGATCGAGCAGTCCAGCGGTCTGCCCTCCACCGGCTGCTGGGGAGTCAGCGCCTTGCTGGCGGGGCTCACGGCAGCCCAGCCGCTCGTCGTCGCGTTTTTCGCAGCGCAGACGGACGAGGACATCATCCGCATCATGTTCACCCAGCGGTCCAAGGTCACTTTGTCTGCGGCCGAGTCCGACGCCGCGGACGAGCTCACCGTCGCCATGCTGAGCGCGGGGTTCTGATCATGACGATCAAGCAGGCGATCAAGTTGGCGCGCGCCGCCTTTGCCGAGAACTACCGCAAGGATCGCGACTATGACGCGGCGGAGCAGGCCGCGAATCTCGCCATCCGGGACTACGGCTACGACACGCAGACTCCCTACGGCTGGGGTCTGCTGGGAGCCGCGATGATCTGCGTCAGGCCGGGCGTGGAGCGCCTCATCGCGAACGACGAAGCCTGCGAGGGAGGGATCTGACATGCGAGCGCAGCGCAAGACCTTCGCTTTCCGCGAAGACGCCATCGGCTGGATCACCAACAACGAGTTCTACTACGTCAATCAGTTCGGCTGGTGTCACGCCAACGGCTACTCGGCGATCGTGGAACCCTGCGGTCGCCCTCAGCGCCCGTGGGTGCTGACCATCTACCGCAACACCGTCCCAGCGAAACCCGCCGATTGGGACACGCGCATGGATAGGATCGCGTCATGAACGACATCGTGGAGGCGATCGTCTCGCTGTTCGAGGCTGACGGCGGCTACTCCTTCTCCCACAACGAGCGCGTCTACGCTCAGCGCAAGTATGACGCGCTGCCCGCCGACGCCAAGGCGTTTCTCTGCGGTCTGTCCAAGGAGGACCTCGAGAACGTCTGCATCGGCGAGCGCAGGGGCGAAGCCGACGTCTTGTATCGAGGCCTCTGGCGTCCACTCCCCCCTGGCGTGGACGCATTCCTCACCGACATTTGGGAGAACATGTCATGACCGTGACCCTGCAAGCCGTGACCAGCGGCAAGCCCGATCTCTACAACTACATCACCATCCTCGTGGACGGCGAGGTCGCCTATCGGGTGTTCGAGCGCCGACACGCGAGTCTTGAGCTCGTGACGGCAACCGTCGGCGATGACTCCCCCGCGCGGCCTCACTCCATGTGGGGGGACGCTGCGCTGCTGAGACACGCGGAGCGGCGCGGGCGGAAGACGACCAAGCGATACGATCACCGTCATCGCCCTTACTACGTCTATCCCGGCCTCTACAGCAAGGGCCAGATGGAAATCCTCATCCAGGAAATTGCTGACATCGTGTCCGAACTCAAGGAGCTCTTCTGATGATCAACTACCTGCTGTCCCGCGATCACCGTCGCCGCAAGCGCGAGCTCGGCCTCCGCATCCTGCGCCAGTCCAGCGAACTGCGCGACTCGCTGATCGAGCTCAAGTCGCTCGGTGATGAGTTGGCGGACTACTACCGCGCCGCCGGTGACGACGTCACTTCCGCCCAGGCCAGGGCCATGATCGCGGATCTGGGCAAGGGCTACCCGATCAAGTCCGGCAAGTCCGACGTCGAGAATCTGGCCCGCGTCCTGCTGTTGGTCCTGCCGGAGGAGAAGTCGTGAACAAGATCGTCGCCCTGCTGATCGTAGGTCTGGTCGCCTCGGGGTGCGCGACGCCCCGAGTGGACTTCGCCGAAGAGTGCCGAGCGGAGGTCGCTGTCCGCCCAATCCCCCCAAATCTGCGTGATGAGGAGCAGATCCGCGCTCACCAGGACGTCTTGGTCCGCATCTGCGAGTCCACCCGCCGCGCGATATCGCGGGCCGACACGCGGGATCAGAACGAGCAGACCCTGATGCCGGCGATCGCCATCCTGTTCGGCGCGGCGAGCCAGTCGCTGGCGACCCACAATTTCTACGTCTACCGCGTGCCCGAGGCGCGACGGTTTATCAGCAGGAGCCACTGACGTGAAGAACATTCCCAATCCCTCGTCCAACCTGACCACGGCCGAGATCCGGCTCCTGATCGACCGCATGAGGGGAGCGCACATCGCGACCAGCGTGAATGATCATCCCGACTGGCCGGTGATCGCCAACATCATCCACGAGTTGCAGGTGCTCTACAAGCGACGCACCGGGCGACAGCACTAGTCTGCAATTTAGGCTGTTGCCCATCCAGAATCAGGGTGGTAATATGCCCTTGGCAATGTTGCCGTCACTACAGGAGATCCACCATGGATACCGCGCTTTGTTCTCGCTTCATCGCCGCCGTTCACTTCGGCGAGCCCGACCTGGAAGTTCGCCACATCTGCAACGTCTACCACTTCGTGTTCGGCTGGCTCCCAGAGGGCGACCAGAAGCGCCTCGCCGCACTGTCGGGGCAGGGCCTCAATGAGTTCGTCTACAACTGGCAGGCCGACCTGCCGACCCCCGGTCTCGATGATGTAGGGGAGCGGCTCTGCGAACTGGTCGGGAAATACCAGGACGTCGTGATGCCGACGGCAGAGCTTCTCGCGGCCGCGTCGGAGCGGAACCTGAATCTCCCCCATTGCTGGACGTGGCTGCTCGCCCGTCTGCCGCTCTCGCAGAGTCTGGCGGACGCCATCAAGCAGATGAACGAGGATGAGCGATTCGCCTTCTGCTGCGGCACGCGGGACGAAGATGGGGATGCGATCAAGCATCTAGACGAGAAGTTCCCGCACGCCCATATCCAGCAGGCCACTGATCGCCTGGACAATCTCTACATGGAAGGCGAGAACTGCTACTTCGGCATGGAGGACTGAGCGATGACCGAGCAAGAGGCTGCGATCCAGCAAGTGCGCGAGAACCTGATCAAGTCCGGCATCCTGTTCGCCAACCGTCTGCGCGAACTCCGCGCTCAGGGCAAGAACTTCCCGATCGCCGTGTCCAAGTCCGGCGGGCTGGCGATCATCGCGACCAAGGCCACCCGTGAACAGCCGAGCGTCTATCGGTTCGGCTCCGTTCACTCGACGTCGGTGGCCGCCGCTACCGATGCGATGGTTGATCGCTGGAACACCAAGGAGCCGAATCACCCGGTCGAGCTCTGGATGATCCAGCAGGCGCTCATGTCCGAGTGCTCTCGCGTCTTCACCCTGCTGCACGAGATCCAGCAGAGCATGGAGCGGCAGTCGTGAAGAGCGAACAGACCAAGGAGCGGCTTGAGTCGCTCCTGACCCACTGGCTGACGGAGAGTCCACTCCTTAGTCAGTGGCTTCGGTCGGGCGGAGTTTCCATCTACGTCCGCAAGACTCCGCACTATGCGGGGAATATCCAGTATCCCTGCTTCACTCTGGCGAACATCAATGTC